GTCAGAACGCCTATGTGCCGAGAGTTATCAAGCGCAGCGAGATCGTTGTGCAGATTGAGAAACTCAGAGAGCTAGAAAGGCGGGAGAGATGACTGAAGACGCTGGGGCCTTCAACGACGGCCCTGGTCACGAGCAGTACGCAAAAGAGCACGCCCTGTTCCATACATGGCGTGCGTCTAAGTACTACTCAGCTGCCGAAGGTATCAAGGAGATGCTGATAATCGAACGGCATCAGCATCAAGACGAGCAACGAACTCAACGGATCGCTGCGTTGGAGTTCGTGGTGAAACTACTTGAGAAACTCACGGACAACGAACTAACCGAGGTAGTAAGAGAACTAGCCGTCTATTTCGCATACAAGGAGCCGACCGCAAGTGAGTGACTTCGCCAAGCTGTCTCCTGAGATGTTAAAAGATGCTATCCAGTCGCTCATGCAAGCGAAGCAGTATGCACGGTCACTAGAGAACTTCGTCGACGCGGTACTGCCTATGGTTGAGAGCGACGATACCAAGAAACTCCTCGAGGAAGTGCGAGAGAACGCGGCCAAGGCTGGCGGAGTGCTGCAGCGCATCTACAACAAGAACGCGAGGGAAGCGTTCGGTATAAAGAGAGCTGCTCCTACGGACGACGAACTCCGTCAGACAACTAAGATCGAATGAGCACGCACAAGCGCGTGGAACGGTGCAGGAAAGGGCACAAAGCTCACTCGAAAGAGTACTACACAGGCAAGCGTAAGTGTAGATTCTGTGGAAAGGTTCGCAAGTGAAAGTAGATAACTTCGCTTTAGAGCAGTTCATCTGCCCTGCGAAATACGACTTACGCATCAACAAGCAAGTCGTACCTCTGCGGCGCAAGCCGTCTCTGTCCTTCGGCGGAGCGATGCACTTCGGATGGGCTGAGTGGTATCGAACTGGCAACGCTGGCGCTGCGCTGAAGGCTATCCACGAGCATTGGCCAGAAGTGATGCCTTCGGATGATTTCCGTACAGAGGCATACGCGCTAAAAGTCATGGCCGCGTACATTCAGGAGTATCCGACTGAATCCTGGAAAGTCATCCAGGGACCGAACGGCGCTGTGGTAGAACAGGCGTTTACGATAGACACGGGAATGTTCCTAGACTGCCAAGACTGTGAGTTCTCCTACACACCTAAGACAGACCTGGCTGCAGGTCGCTGCGGGAACTGCAATGGAGCTCTGGAGCCAATCATCTACGGTGGCATTATCGACGTCGGGGCAGAGTTCGGCGATACACTTTACGTAGTGGATCACAAAACTACGACCGTGCTAGGGAAGGAAGACTCAACTTACTATTTCCTTCAGTATAAACCCGACAATCAGATGACCGGCTACATCTGGGGGCTTCGCAAGCTGACCAACCGCAAGGTTGGCGGCTGTATTATCAATGCCGTAGGCCTCTACAAGTCCGGCGAGGTTCGCTTCAAGCGGCATATCACGGCTCGTAACGATTTCGAGATAGCAGAATGGCTCGAAGGGGTACGGGACCGCTGCAATCGCATCAAGCGTGCAGAACGCCTGGGCCTGTGGCCGTTGGAGACGAGCCAGTGTATGAACTACGGTCAATGTGAATACCACTCCATTCACGTGCTCAACGACCCAGTGTCGCGAGAGAAGCGGCTGGAGACCGATTACGTTAGATCTGAATGGAACTACGAGGACAGGGAGTAACAATGAAACTCGGCACGCTGGAAGAAATCTTTGAGTGTGATCCTGAGGGAGTGCCAATCAATCCTCAATGGATCGAGACTGAGCCGGAACCTGCGAAGGAGCCGGTGAAGGTTGGCAATAGTTAGGGGAGCGTTCTCGCAGTTGCTTAAGCCTGGATTGAGGCAGGCACTGTGCAAGATTTGGCTCCTCGACGGCGAAGACGACATGCGGGAGATTGAGAGACAAGACGAGATGGCAATACTACATCCTGACACTTCAGCCGTCCCCGTCTGGCGCCGCAGGCCGACGAGAGTCGAGCACCCTATCGAGGCCTGGAGAGCTTGGGGAATAGAGATAACGCGCGAGGGGCATGACTTCTGCATAGGATCGCACAAAGTACACCTCGACGCCTATCTCAAGTCCGTCGCAGCAGACTGCGAGTGGGAAGGCCCAGTCATGCGTAGCCACAAGCGTCCAGTTGATCCGGCGTACTGGGATGCACTCAGACTCAACAAGAAGGACGACCCGGATCTGTACTACATGGAGATGCGCGACACCTTCGATCTCGCTGGCATCTGGGCAGTAAAGACGAAGGAGGCGGCGATAGACGTAACTCACATGTACCGCGTCTCGACCTACGGTCGAATCAAGCTGTGGGGCCGCGTGGCTCAGTTCACACTAGGCTACCGTGCCGAAGCTTGCATGATCGATGAGCTGTGGGTGAGACGTCACGGCTTGTGGAACATGTTCAATACTCGTAACGACGTGCGAGACCGTGAGCTGATCGAGTCAGCAATCAACGCTGTTGTAAAGTCGCTCGAGGATCGCTACCAGTGCAAGGTGAACCTTGCCTGACGAGCCTCGTACCTTCATCGGCACCATCCGCTGCGTGATCGAGGCGGAAGACGAGCTAGAGGCGCGCCTTGAGATGAACGAGATCGTTGAAGTCGCTGCCGAACTACTCGAGGAAGGCGAGACGATCGACGTGACACAGATCATGCCTGCCGAGGTTCAAGGCGTGATCGAGCCAGCTGAAATGGTCGAGCAGTTGAGACGTTCGCGAGACATGCTTATCAAGACCCGTATCGTACAGTGCTTCGACCTCGCGCGAGAGATAGACAAGACAGCGTGGATACTCGAGCATCGCTCCGAGGAGAGCTTCGATCTCAGCGGATACGACTGGGGAGCGTTCATGGAGCTAACGAACAAGCTACTCGAAAGGAAAACGTGAAGGAGCTTAAGTACTGGCAACCAGGCGACGCAATGCGGATACTGCCGTGGGGCAAGATCAAGAGCGGCAAGACCTACGGTGCAGGCACCTGGCCAAGGCCCTGTTTCCTCGACTTCGACCGAGGTATCGCTACGCTGGCAAGTCCTGACTTCACACGAGTGCACGGTCTCAGGAACATCATCTACGAGCAGTTTGGGGAGACAGGCTATAACGATCGTGGAATTGTTAAGACTCACAACGCCTATGACGACGCCTGTCGCTTCTTCGACGAGATGATGAAGCCGGCCAACGTCTCCCGATTCGACACTTGGGTCATCGACTCAGGCACAACCCTGTTCAAGTCAGCTGAGAATAAGGGTGTGATCCTGATGGGCACCAAGGAATACGGCGAGCGCTCAAAATCCCACAAGCTTGGCCTATCACACGGGATGCTCATACCTGCTATTCAAGACTATCAGGCCGAGCGCAGTTTAGGCGAGCAGTTCGTAGACATGGTACTGAGTACGACCAAGCACGTCATACTCATCTGTCATGAGAGGGAACAATACGACAAGGGAGGAGCGCTGCTAGCCATCACTCCCATGCTCGTCGGACAGTCAGCTGAGACAGTACCCTTGAAGTTTGACGAAGTCTACAACATCCAAGCCCAGAAAGGAGAAACGCACTACAACAAAGAAACGCACGTGGTTACTCAGGATTGGGTCAGACTAATCCAAACCACGCCCGACGGCCTCAGAGCCGTGGGCAGCAGGAACGGGGTGCCGGACGGCACTGCATGGAACTATGAGGCCATATCGAAGGCATTCCTCGCTGCCCACGAGGAGCGCGTAAAACAGCAGGCGGCGCTAGACTCAGCCGACAAAGCGGCTGGCCTTGCCGTCTCCACTCCAACAGCTGCTCATAGCGGCTAAGGGGAACAAGATGCCAGTGTTACAACCAGATACTTCACAGGCGGAAGACTTCTCCACGCCTATCGAGCCGGGGACGTATCCAGCTCGTATCGTTGAGTGCCCAGGAGGGAAGTCGAAGGTAGGGAACGACAAGATCATGCCGAAGTTTAAGATCCGCACTCCGGACGGTGAGCGGACGAGAATGTCGCATCTCGTCATCAGCGGAGAGGGCGCAATGGGCTTCGATGGGCTGCTACGTGCTGCGCGCATGAGCGAGCTGGCCGACGCCTATCGCGACAAGGCGCTGAAGCAGAAGCCACCCTTCAACACCGACTCGTTGGTCGGAGTGGAGCTGCAGGTCGTGATCGGACCGAATCTGTATCACAACCCGAACACGGGGCAGGATGAGAAGAGGGATCAGATCGACTCGTTCCTGCCGTTGTAGGAAACGGGCAGGTAGCGCCGTATCATACAGTCGTATGATAGCAGTACCCTAGCGGCGAAGGGTGAGAGTTACCGTCCGCCTGCCCCAAGTTGAGGAGTTGGGGCTTGCGCTACCTGCCTTTGTAGTCCGCGCTGGGTCGCGTTCCAGCTAGCCGGCCAGACGGCGAAGTTGAAGCGGGTCGCGCCCGCATCTGGCACTACTTAACGGCTGCTGCATAGAGCTACCGAGGCGGCCCGAAAGGGAGTGCCCGAGTCAGTATCGGTTAGTCAGCAAGGCGGCGAATGCAGCAGCTTCTTCCCCTCGGTCCTGGTCGGCCGTTGTGCCCTTTAGCAAGGTACGACACGAGTTCGATCCTCGTGAGGGGAGTAGCCATTCTGGTCCGAACCCGGACAAGGAGACGTAGTGGCAGACAACCGCATGCTTGAGATTCCTCGGCAGAAGAACCTAGCCTTCGTGTTTACAAGACACATCGGCGTACTCAGTTTCCACACGTATCATACGAGTGAGGAGATAAGAGACAAGCTGATTACCAACCGGCCGACAATGATCTACGTCGAGGGAAGCGACGAAGGTGGCGCTGGGAAAGTCGATCAGTGGTTTGAGACTGATGGCGAGGTGAAGCACGAGATCATGGCGCTAGCGGTCAAGTCGTTCGTCGCTGGCAGGATCGCAACACCCGGGCGGCAAACCTCGTGAAGATCGCTATCGACTCAATCGTCATAGAGCCAGGACGCTTCCGCGACGCGACTGGCGACATGAGGGGATTGGCTGAGTCACTCAAGAAATTTGGCCAGCTAGTCCCTGTCATAGTAACCACATCGCTCCACGGCACAGGATGGATACTCGTAGCCGGTTTCCGTCGATATACAGCGGCCAAGTCTATCGGATGGACAGAGCTGGAGGCCGTTCCTCAAGAGAACATCTCTGAGCTCCTCAAGAAGGAAATCGAGCTTGAGGAGAATCTGCAACGCGAAGACATGACCTGGCAGGAGGAAGTCAGCGCTATCGCACAGCTAGACGAGCTGAAGAAGAAACTCGATCCTAGTTGGTCGCAGATTCAGACAGGCGCAGCCATCGGCATGGAGCGCAGTCATGTCAACGAAGCTGTCAAGCTCACTAGACTCATGGAACTCTTCCCGGAACTGAAAGATGCCAAGAGCATCAACCAAGCGCTCTCCTGGGCGTCGTCGAAAGCCCAGAGCGTGGTACGTCTCAAAGAAGTTCGGAGTAATCCAACTCAGTTTCAGACGATCGAGGAAAAAGTATGGCTCGACGACTCTGTCGAAGCTATTAAACGCATCCCTGAGGGAAGCTTTGATCTTATCCTTACTGACCCGCCTTTCGGCATCGGATACGACAGGCGCAAAGCGGGTGAGGCGAGCGCTTCGGCGTATCAGGACGACGAGAAGTCTTACCTCCGCATACTTAGCATGGCGAGCGATCTTTACCGAGTCTCCAAACCGAACGGATGGCTCGTTTGGTTTCTTGGTATTAGTTGGTACGAAAGAGCCAAGTCTGCATTTCGTGAAGCTGGATGGACCGTCGACGAGATGCCTCTCGTCTGGATTCGGACCGCTGGACGTTGTTATACGGCGAGACCAGATAGGTATTTCGCACGTGGCTACGATATAGCGTTGCATTGCCTCAAGGGCGATCCTGAGATGGTGATACGCAACAGGCCGAACGTCTTCGAGTTCGCACCTGTAACGGACAAGGAGCAGACGTTGCTAGTTGAACGGCCAGTAGAATTGTACGCTGAGATCATAAAGCATCTCACTCATCCTGGGGAGAAAGTAGCGGACTTCTTCGTCGGGTCTGGAAGCGTGTTAGCAGCAGCGGCGAGCACGCAACGAGACTACTTCGGCGTAGAAATCGACCCAGAGCGACGGGCAGTGGCCATCAAGAAGACTGAGGCTCACCTGCCTGATGTCAATTGAGTTAAATGCTACGCAGCTCAAGAGGATCGTTGAGAACGCACTCATACCACGCTTGGTTGAGTGGCAGAAGGGTCACGTAGATCGAGACGTCGCAGCGCATCTAGGCGACATGGTAGTAGAAGCACTGTACGAAGCTGCGCTCATAGGGCAGAAGGAAGGCGCACAGCAGGGCATCATAGCTGGGATGAAGATGATTAAAGCATGGCAGGACTAATGGCGAGTAGCGCCCGAGGGTCTGATGCCACGACTAATACAGTCCGGACCTAGAACTGCTAAGATCATTGCCTGCGGCGAAGCGCCGGGGGCGATGGAAGATCAGACAGGCGTCCCGTTCAGCGGTGCCTCCGGAGAAGACCTAAATAGGTACCTCGCAGATGTTGGGATAGACAGGCACACGCAGGTCTTCGTTACTAACGTCTGTCACGAACGTCCTCCTAACAACAAGTTTGAAGCCTTTCTAAAGCCGCAGCCAGCGTTGTGCCTGCTACAGGGCATCTTGCAACTTAAGAAGGATATAATAGATATACGGCCCAATCTGGTCATTGCGCTAGGCGACGTCCCGCTGCGGTTCCTGACCAACAAACACTCGATTACAAAGTATCGCGGCTCGATACTGGAATGCTCACTCGTCAAAGGCGTGAAGGTGATAGCGACCTATCACCCCGCGTCGGTATTCAGAATGTACGAGAACAAGACACTCATACAGCTAGACATGAAGCGGATCGCTGAGGAAGCGAAGTTCCCAGAGATCATGCTGCCTAAGCGCTACATTTACATCTGGCCAGAAGCGTCGTACTTGGTCGAGGATATGTATAACGCCGAATGGTTATCAGTTGACATAGAAGGAACTCCTGACGGAATCCACTGCATTGGTTTCTCAGATCGCGCCGATCGGGCACTTGTGTTTCCACTAGCTAAAGGCGCCGACGCTGAGATACGGCGACTCCTGGCATCGCCAGCGAAGAAGTGCGGACAGAACTTCGGACAATACGATCTGACCGTACTTGAAGATCGTGGATACGAGGTCAAGAACTTCCAGTGGGACATAATGTATGGGCATCACGCACTTCTCATGGAATCGGCAAGCGGTGGCGACGAAGTTAAAGCTCTTCGTGGCGGTAAAGCTGGCGCTAAGTCTCCTCTTGCTAAAGGGCTCGGGTTCCAGGTTAGTATCTACACCAAGGAGCCGTTCTACAAAGACGACGGTAAGTTGTGGAGCCGACTCGATACCCTATCTCCAGAAGACCTCCACAACTTCCACATCTACAACGGCAAGGACGCCGCTTGCACCTGGGAGATTCGATATGTCCAAGAACGCGAACTTGAGCAGTTCGGAGTCCGTCATGTCTTCGATCACGAGATGCGTATACTTCCGCTTCTCAGACAAATGTCGAGACGGGGAGTGTTGATAGATCTCAGGCTGCGCGAGGAGCTTCGAGTTCAGTACACCAAGGAAATTGAGAATCTCCAGGCGTTTCTTGACAAGTCAGCGGGCAAGGCGCTGAACGTCAAATCTGCTCCAGACATGCACAAGCTACTGTACGAGACGCTAGGGCTGCCGGTGCAGTTCCACAGGGAGACGAAGCGCCCTACAGCTGACAAGGACGCGATTGCTAAGCTCGCGGCCAAGTACCAGCATCCCGTGCTCATGACGATTGTCGAGATTCGCAGACGCCGAGACCTCATCGAAAGATATATCAATGCCAACGTTGACGCTGACGGGAGACTTAGATGTCTCTTCGATCCATCGGGCACTCGTACAGGACGGCTGGCAAGCCGGGCTAACATTTATGGGTCTGGGACTAATCTACAGAACATACCGCCGAAGATGCGAAAGATGTTCATTGCTGACCCTGGGAAGGTACTCTTCTATGTGGACCTCTCTCAAGCTGAGCTCAGAGTTGTCGCATATCTTGCTCGGTGCGATAGTCTTATTGAAGCATTCGAGTCGGGACGTGATATACATAAGGAGAATTCTGAGCGATTCTTCGGATCGTACAGCGAAGACAAACGGCTAGCAGTCAAGCGAACCGTGTACGGTTCGATTTACGGCGAAGGCGTAGACCGAATCGTAGCAGTCGCCGCTGCCGAGAATCCACCCATTCGCCTTGTTCGACACGAGGTGGCCACGGCTCAAGAAGGCTTCTTTATGCTGTACCCGGAAATTAAGGAGGTATGGTGGAACGATGTTAAACGAGACCTCAAATACAGAACCCTCATCACCCCACTCGGATGGAAGCGTCAGTTCTTCGGAAGGTGGGACTCCGTCCAGTTCATCAACGAAGCTCTGGCATTCATCCCACAATGCACTGTGGGAGTGCTCGCTGAAATTGGAATGCTTAACGCCTCCAGGGTCGAAGGCGCCGAGGTACTTCTTAACGAGCATGATGCGATTCTCGGACAATGCGACGAGGGAGATGTGCCGACGGTTGTTCCGCGCGTCATTGAAGCAATGCAGGTCCCTGTCCCAATTCACGGGCGGACCCTTACTATCCCTGCGGAAGCGAAAGTCGGGAAAAACTGGGCGGAAGCATCAGAAGAAAACCCAGAAGGGATCAAAAAGTGGCTAGCAGAGCCTACACAATCAAGCTCTACAACGAGATGAGCGAGGCGTGGATAAGAACCACAGCCGAAGGCAAGGTATGGCTCGCGTCGCCAAACGTGGCTAATCGCGTCCACAACTTAGATATATCAGCAGCCTTAGCAGTCCTTCGAGAACTAGGATGGGAAGTTGAGAACTGGGAGCCGGAGTGAACGATCGCTTACTGCCAGACTGGATCGACGCGTACATGGTGTACACTGCACAATCTCGAGCGCCGGACGAATATCACCTTTGGACTGCTCTGTCTTGCATAGCGGGAGCTATCCAGAGAAAAGCTTTTTTCGATATGGAGTATTTTTTGCTCTTTCCGAACCTCTATATAATTCTCGTCGGTCCGCCTGGACGTTGCAAGAAGTCTACTGCCATGCGGATAGGCCGAAGCATGCTTGCGAAGGTGCCCACAGCAAACTTCAGCACAGACTCGATCACACGGGAGCGATTGATTCAGGACCTGACGCAGGCGCTGAAGGATGGACATAGCAGCATGACTTCGTACAACTCGGAGTTCGCCAGTCTGCTAACCAGCTCCGGCATGGACATGGTAGTATTCCTAACAGATATCTACGACAGTCCTGACGAGTGGTCGCACAAGACCAAGATGGGCGGGACGAATAAGATCAAGGCCCCGTATCTAAATCTCGAAGGAGCGACCACGCCGGACTGGATCGCAAGCTCACTGCCACTCGACACAGTCGGCATCGGTCTGACAGCACGGATCCTGTTCGTATATCAAGATACACCGCGAGTGAGGGAAGCGTTCCCTGAGCTGACAAAGGAGCAGATCGAGCTGAAGGAGATACTAATAAAGGACCTGACAGCGATCTCGCTGATCTCTGGCCAGTACATACTCGCTCCTGACGCGAAGGAGTTCTACAAAGCGTGGGACTTAGCAGATCAGAACAGAGACTCAGCCGTCGATCCTCGACTATCTGGCTACTTTGAACGGAAGGGAATGCATCTACTGAAAGTCGCCATGCTGACAGCAGCGAGTAAACACGACGAGCCGGTGATAACTAAGGACGACTTAGAAAGAGCACTCGCTCTACTCACCCATATCGAACCGGCAATGACTAAGACCTTCGCAGCTGTCGGCAAGAATCCGCTGACACTCGACATAGTGAAGACTGGCCAAGCAGTGCTCACCAAGCCGGGAATCGACTACGCAGCGCTGCTAAGGATGATGAGTCACAGTCTCCGAAAGGAGGAGCTAGACGAAGTCTTGACTTCCCTCGCTATGATGGGACATATTAGAAGCGTCCAAGACCCGACCGGGCCGAAGTACTACCCTACTGACTTCCTTGAGGAGAAGAAGTGACGCGACCTGAGCATTGGACCAGGCTCCACGAGATAAGCGGAGAAGAAGCGGTGAGACGACTGGTAAATCGAGTCATGGACTCGAACGTGAACCCCGGCGACTGCTATGTTATCTACATACCACCCGACGAGCTGGCTGCGCTAGTTGAATGGTCCCGTACTTGTCCCGATCCGGACAAGACGTGAGCGCGTTCTGGATCGTAACGTTCCTGGTCGCCTTCGCCCTCGGCGCGTTATCAGAGATAACCGCTAAACTGAAGAGCCCTGTATCGCGAAAGCGGAAGGGTAGGTAGATCAGCGCTAGCCAGGTCTGTTCGGTATCCCTTACCTGGGAAGGATACTTGCTCAGCGAGCTTCAAGCAACGTTCGCCAGCCTCAGGGATTGCGTCGCCTTTGTCTGTGACACAGCAGATCTCTGGCCATCCCTCAGCAAGGCGCAGATGCCCATCTTGCTCGTATGCTCGGTAGAGATCGACTTTATCCTTTATGCCGTCAGGCACCAACAGCGGCTGCCCGTCTTTTGTTGTATCGCTAGTGAGCGTTAACGCGCCGGCGAAACCTGGCTTAAACCATGAGTCCATCTGGTCTTTGCCAGTGATCCACTCGCGAAGCGTTTCTTCGATCGACCTTCGAGCGAGACTATGGAACATAGCTGGATAAGCTGCAAAGCCAAAACGGAAACAGTTCTCGAGAAACAGGGGTCCGCGCTTCGTAAAGATGACGTTGACGTCTATCGAGCCAGTGTATCCCTTGAGCCCGTCCCACTTAAGGTACTTATTAATCGTCTCTCGAAGCCCCCTCGCCGTGGGGCGGATCTTATTAACGTATCCTCCCGCACAGCCGATATTCTCCCCAAGATCGCCGACCATCTTTCGCTTAGCTTCCAGATCCATGAACGCGGCCACTGGGGAACCGTTTCTGAGCCAAAGGTCGAAGGCGACTTCTATTCCTTCAACAACCTCCTGAAGAATAAACTTGGGACTTCCTTCGCGGAGACTGCTGATGTACTCGCGGAGTTCCTCATTTGCTTTCGAGAGATCGTCTCGCTCTTGTGGAACGTACGTCGAAGTCGCATCGCCCTCGAAAGGCTTGTAGACATAGGACTTGTCTTTGTTGGATTCAAGAAACTTGATACCCGCGTCGTAATCAGTAAACTTCTGAGTCTCTGGAGCCTTAAGCCCGACGGACTCAGCGACTCCAACAGCATAGTCCCTATCGTTCTCCATTTTAGCGGAGAGCGCGCTGGTTCCTACGACCGCTTCATCAGCTCGCTTAAGGCGTTCCGCGAGTTCGGGAAGCTCGTTGCTATCGAAGAACCAGATATTACCACTCATTATCAGTTTCTTCGTTGCCTCCGCGACTGGAAGCTTATCGAGGAGGCCGTCGCCAATTAGCTTCTCGTGTTCCAGAGTCGGAGAGTCCTTGTCGTAGTCGTACGCGACAACGACGTCGGAGCCTTGAGACTTGGCGAGTACTGCCAGGCCCAGACCTGACCAATCGCGAGTAACCATGATAAGCTTACGGATTGAAGTCGGCAAGAACCCCTCGTGCCTCTTCCCAGATGCCATTGAACGCAGCGCTGCCGGGCACTGGGAACTCCCACATAGCCGAGCGCTTGTGAGCAGCGAGCAGGCGAACAGTACCTTCGTCAATCAACTCCCGGCCGCTGAGTAGGTTCGACCGCATACGCTGTGCGAGCTCGTAGATGTAGTCGCTCGACGCAGGCACGCCTTGATTGATGAGGATCTTCTTCGCGTACTTCGCGAGCATGACGTCCATTGCCGGAGGCAGCGCGGCAACGTTACCTGTTGCGAGCGTCCGACTTGCCATGCGCCAGACGTCGCCCGACGCTATGTGCTGGCCACTGGCTATCTTCGCAATGTCAGCTGCAATCTGCGCTGGCGGGCCGACTGAGGAGATGATGTTCCCTATCGTCTGTCCCGTCGTCATCGGACGGCCAAGGTAGTCGCGACCTTCTAGCGTCTCCACGCCGATCTTGAACACCGGGTTCGCTCTGTTCATCATGAAGTCGAACGGGTGATTGAAGAACCGGAACTCGTCTTGCCACCATCCCGTTAGATCAACTCCAATCTGGCGCCCCTTCGAGTCCTTCGATCCAGTGTTCATGTAGAAGCGAGTGTTGTTTGGGTTAAACTCCGGCGGCTTGCCGCTGAGCAACATCGAGCCGACGTAAGTCAGTCCGATGCCCCACGCCAGCTGCCGCATCTTCATGGGGAGATACAGTGCATCCCTTGGGTTGAGCTTGCCGTCGATGATGTCACTCACCTCACCTGCAGCATGCGCCCACATAGCCATGCGAGTGCCTGTCCACTGCGGGCTGAACATAAGCAGTCGCATGCCCTGTGCGAGGCGCGGATCGGTGAGCGTCTGCGGCACCTTGCCAGCGACAGTGTTGGCAAAGTCCGCTACGCGACGAGCCTCGGCTATGTACTCCGTTTCGCCGAACTTGCCAGCATTTCGCTCGGTCCAGTCCCGCATGCGAGTGACGTATGCGAAGGTCTGTAGCGCTGGGATCACTTTCTCCCATAAGATGCGATCGTTTTTCTCCTGTAGTGCGTCGATCCGCTCGCCGACCTTCGGGAGGCCAACCTTATCGAACACGCTCTTCCAGTTGTCCTGAACGCGGAGCAGGTAGTCTGCTGAGTGTCCGTAGACGTTCGCTCCTACGCTAGCCATCTCCTCACGAATAGCGGGATGCTCGAGCCACTTGACTCCGTCGAAGTACTTCGCAGGGTTGAACGACAGGGCCAGGTACGATCTCATTGCGTTCAGCCCGTGCTCCCACCACCAGAACATGATCGACTTGACCCAGCGGCTCTTGACTCGATCCAGCGCACGAAGCACGTCTCCCTTCGGAGAGGTGAACTTGGAGATGATGCCAAGGTCGTGAGCGTCTTCCTCTGGTGCCATCATGCCGCGTAGCCCAGGGATGTTGCTCACGTCTCTCCACCCGTTCGGCAGTGCTTGGCCAGCGGGAGGCATAGCGCTTATATGGCCGACCTGTTTCAGTTCTCGTGTCAGATTTGCATGCGCTAGCGACCGATCGTTCTCCGCCATGTGGTAGGAGTGAACCGTACCGACGTCCATTATCGGACCTGGCAGTCCCTCCTTCTTCGCCCACGCCTCGAGGTCGCGAACTGATAGCAGCCCGGTCCGGCCCGTTGGTAGCGCTCGCGCACCGCCAAGCTGCTCCCAGCGGCGGAACGACTTTTCTGGCAGGAGGTGTCGAACATAGTTCTCGACGTAACTCTCTAACGCCCCACTCGCTTTCAGCCGTATAGCCATCCGCATGTCGAACTGATTCATTATCACTGCCATGCGCTGCTGGTTGGGCGTCAGCGAGCGGAACTCTGGCGCAGACGGACCTTCGTCCAGCGCGTACATTGCGGCTCGTGACGATGTCTCGTCTGGAAACACCGACTTGATCGCAACTTGCGCCTCATGCTGCTTCAACCCACTTCGAGTGAAAGCCTCCGTGTACGTGCGCCACTTCTCTCCACCAGCTGACATAGCTCTTGCAGGACTAACCGTGCGAACTAGGTCTTTTACGAACTGTGTCCGTTCGCTGAGGCGCCTGAATGCTGGGAAAGCGGCAGCTGTCAATATCAGTCCGCCGAAGGCAGCTAGTCCGACGCGCTCTCCGTCGCTCAAGTTGTCATCAAACCAGGCCATCGCTTCCATCGTACCGCCTATGCCCGTAGCGACTATCCTAGCCATGATCTCAGGCTTGATAAAGCCCCGTTTGTCCCTCGCGACGTCTAGCAGCGCCTGGTTGAATTCCTCGAGCTTATCATCTCTAACATGCGCAGCGATCTCAGCGCCGTCCATCTTCTTCGGAATGGTCAGGTCGGGATCAACCTCGTTCCACGGCGCTGCTACACGCTCATGCGGAGACACGCTTATCAGCGGCTCTTCCCTCCTCAGCGATTCTGCTAACCTCTCCCGTATTTTCTTTAACTGCGCAGATCCGATTTTTCTTCCGATCTGGATCTCAATCGGACCAGGGTTGGTGAGAGACAGAATCACTCCGCGATCTGCTGCCGGCCCGACTCGATCGAGCGACTTCGATAGGAGGTTGCGCAGGTGAACAGGTAACGGCTTCTCCGGCAAGCCGTGAGTCTCCATTATCTCCCCAACCTCGGCAGCCGCAGCCTTCACGCCTGGCGTAGCCGTTTGCAGCGGCTCAAGCCGTGCTGTCGCGTGGTCCGTCGCAGCGTCTAGAACTGCTGGCTGATCGGCAGGCGTAGCGCGCTCTGCTGCTTCGACCGACTCCGTCGGCAACATCTTCCTCGTGTGCATGTCTTCGCTGAACAGCGGCACGGGGTGACCGGTCAGCTCCGACGCCTGCTCACGAGTAACGAACTCACGCTTGTTAGTACGGAAGCCCCTGCCGGGATGGTCAGGATTGTCGATGACGTCTTTGAACTCACGTTTCGGCGTACCGTTGCGGATCGCCTCGGCTATGATCTCAGGATGGCTCGTCGTGCCTACGTAAACGTCGCCAGACCGTCCACGCACCGCAGGTCCAACGATCTGCTCACCGCGCTCTGCGCGACTCAGCGCTTGTTCCGACAGACTGAGCTTCTGCAGACCAGCTTGGGTAGCCTGATCTACCGTAACGTACGCTCCCTTGCTCGTGATGTATCCCCTCGACGCGCCGGAAGCGAATTTCCCCTTTTCTTCATCGAAGAACTCGTTAGGCGAGACTCCGTCGCGGTCGAAGAGGTTAGCCATCAGCTCCGGATGCGTGATCTCACCACGCTTCGGCTTGTAAACTCGACCGTTCTGCCCCATGACAGCGATACTGCTAATGTGTTCTTCTGTTCTCGGCGGAGGCGCAGCGGCACTCTCCTCCAACGGTGGTGTCTGTCCCATCGGATGCTCGACGAGCAGTTGCCGCATGTGCTTATCGAACTCATCTTCTGGCGTCGCTAGGCGTTCTGGCAGTGCTGGCTTGTCAACGGGCTGATCGAATCTCCCTGCTGTCTCGATCTCTCGATCCGCCTCAGCGCGTATGACACTTTCAATGTCACGCGCAGCGGGATCGACCTGCTGGAGGACCTCTCGAAGGATCGGCTCTTCGAGTTTCGCCTTCGCGTCTGGCGGCAACTGGTCAATATGCACTCCGCCAGCAGACAGTTCTCGATTGACCTGACTGAGTCGCTCCCTAACTAAGCGAGCCGCTTCCTCGAGCTTTGCAGGCGGCAGTCTCATAAACCGACGCTTCAAGAGCGCGCCGACGGTACCTAGCAGCTTGAAGCCGAGCCCCATCGTCGCGAACAGCGAAGCGTCTCCAAGGACTGCGCTAGCGCGAGTCTCATCCTCCTCCAACGGTCGTATCGCACCGTTTATACCACCGCCGAGGAACTCGCTCACAGCGAGGCTGCCCCACTTGCCGAGCGCGGGTCCGAGAGCAGGGATCGACTCTACCAACGGCCCGCCTGCGAAGGAGGACACGAAAGCGAATCCGCGTATGCCGCTTTCGCGATCCTCAGGAGACAGAGCAGCTAGGTACTTCTGCGCCTCCTGTGCTCCTTGAAGCTGGCCAACCTCCGACGGCATCCGTCCAGCTGCACCGCTCTGAGCTGCTTGGATAAGGAAGTTCGATACGTCTTTGACAGTACCTACGAACATCCCAGCTACTGCAGACGCTATCGGATGCTCCTCCTCCATCGAGTACGGCGCGCCTCGTCTGATCCGTTTGAACGGATTCGGCTCGCGCTGTAGGAACGGATTAGATACAGCTGGCGTAGGCGTACCACTCGCCTGCTGCTCCTTTAGAACTCGCAGCTGTACGAACGGGTTGACGTCCGCTTCGTCGCCGTTACTCATCTTGTATCGGAGGTGGCGCTCCGCCAGGTGGCGTTGTGTTCTTGTTGAACGCATCTCTCAACTTGCGGTACAGCGCAGCTGGCAGTCTCCGCTGTGCCTCCTGGAACACGAGACGCGCCTCGCTGATGCTGTACACGCCAGCGTTGACAGCCTCGGCGAACTGTTGCCCAGCTGCTGCTGGATCAGCTGCAGTCTGTAGTCGGTTGAGCGCTTCGCTCAAGTCCGAACTCGCAAACACAGGCGGTGCAGCACCCGCGCCTGCGTCCTTCGTGCCAGCTGGAACGGCGGCTGAAGTCTGTAGATCGTACGTGTCTCGCATCAGCTTCTTGAACTCGTCAGGCGCTACGCCTTGCGACTTCAGAATCGCGTTCTGTGCGTCCTCCATAGTCGGACGCGGATGCAGCTGCTCATACTGATGCGTAGCCTTCTCATCGTTCGGATCAGCGTTGATCCGGAACATGTCGATCCGGCGCTGTTTCTCGTAGTTGTCGTTCAGTTCCTTGAACACGCCCTCTTGATTCCGCATCGACTCGAGTAACAGACGGGTGCGGTCCGCCATCTGTTGCCGCTGCAGCGTTAGAAAGTATCGGTTGGACTCCAGACGCCGAATCCGGTAGTCTAGTACGCCCGTCGCTGCGTCGATTGCGAGGTTACGGAACTCCTCGTCCTTGATATTACCGAACCGCTGACGAGCCGCGTTATAGACCGTCGCATTGAACTGAGCGCCCGCCGAGGCCGCTCTCGCTTGCGCTGCTTTCGCTTCAGCGTCGAGCTCCGGCAGGCCAGCACCGAGCTCTGCTGCGCTAGTTGCTGTTGACACGTCCGCAGCTCCACCGACTGCTGCCGCTTCTCTCCCAGGCACGTCTGCAGCTATCTTTGCGCGACCTGCCGCGCCTGCAGCTGCCGCCGCCCCGCCGACGAGCTTGAAGTGCGCCGATGTGAGCTGCGGGTACCCCGCTGTCTTAAATGTCTGCTGCGTCTCTGGCGTATCGAGAATAGCTGGATCGGCGCCAGCCATTATTGCGTCGAGTATGCTTGTCGAAGCGTGCTCTGCAATCTTCTGCGCACGTTCCTTACGCTCCTCCTTCGCACGCCCTATATCTCCCACCGCTTGTCCAGCCTCGGACAAGAACGAAAATGGGCCAGGTATGATCGGTACTGTCATATTGTCACCCTCCGTACAACGGTATGCTGCTCAGCACACTCGGGTCGAAGCCAGACGTATCTGGCGGCGCAGGTATCCCGTTCCCTACGCCGCTGCGATAAAAGGGGCAGCTTCGCCGACTCCCTTGAACAGGTAGTCGAGGAATCCAGGCTTATATCCCAGCTGCCGCGGCTGTAGCGCCTGTTCAGTTAGCGCCGTCGCGCGTCCGGCGCGTTGGTTCAGCATGCTCAGTAGGAAGTCGCTCAACGATCTGCCTGCCGTGGCTCCTATGATGTTGCCTAAGCCACTGCCGGTAAGGCTACCAGCCGACTCCTTCGCCTGTGCAAGCGTGGGCCCGAGCTGCTCATGAAACAGATTCATCAACGCCGGAGGTATCCCGCCACCTTTGTCGAGTCCCGTTAACGGATCGACGCTGCCTAAGTAGCCGAGGGTGCTCCCCTTCAGCCCCATCGCAGCTGGGTCCGTTTGCGTGGTTGGCGCCATCTTGCCTGTCAGGAAACTCATAGCCTCGCGGCCTCCGGCCTTGTCAGGCCCAATATGAACACGTCCACCCACTTACCACTAATGAGCACGGCTTGTCGCTTCTTCCCCTCTTTGCGAAAGCCGAGCTCATTGACTAGTCTGACAGGTCCCATGTAGATTGTCGGTATCTGCACTGTGAGTCTCTGCAATGGCAACACGCTGAAGATCCACTTAATTACAGCCTTACAGATCGGAACCTTGTTGGCAAGCTCACGATCCATGAACAGTACGTGGGCCTCAGCGTCGATGACTTTGGACAGGTCCTCAAGCACGATGATGCCAGCGAGCTTATCGCCTTCGTTTATCTCAAGCCACATCGTGTCTTTGTTCACGAGATACGCAACGAAGTTTTTTAAATCCCCCTGCGTAAGGTCGCTAAACAACGTCCGAAAGCG